CACCTTAAAGTCATAACTACTAGAGGATGCACCTGTACCACCAGATCCTCCGTATCCACCACCTATAGGGGTAGGTATAGAAGTCATCTCAGTTTCGCTTAAACCGTCACCTTCTTCAACTATGTCACCTTCAGCAAAACTTACTTTAGGTGCATCATCACCCTCTTCAAACTCTAGTTCATCATCACGAAACGGCAAGTCACCTGTAGATGCAATACGTTCCCAGCCGTCTTCAGCAGTGTCTTGCAGGCTATCAAAGAACTCTTGACCGAAGTACCTAACAGTAGCAGCATTAATTACAAACTCACCGGGACTTACTAAAATGTCTATGTCATCACGTACTTCAGCAGGCAAGGCCCCTAAAGGTGCAGTGTTACCACTCACAGGATCAACTTGCTCTTCTAGTAGCATAGCATCCATTTCTGGGACTTGTGGTTCTTTTAATTTTTTACTTTGACGGGCCATTTACTTCATCCCTTAAATAGGTTAATCTACGTAGTGCCATAATCTCACCTTGAGCACGATACATACTTTCCATTGTAGTCTCTTGCTCTAGTTTTCTGTGAACATCTTTTATCTTATCATTTAAGGTTGCAACTAATGCATCCCATACAGGTTTATCATTTACTATCTTTTTAAGTTGGCTGTCCACGATTATGTACCTGTAAACCCTTGCTCACCCGGAATAGGTGCTGTACCTGTACCGATATTACCGCCGCCTGCACCTGTAGTATCACTCACTGCTACCCCAGCCTGTCCAGGAGCCGATCCTGGTGCGCCTGGTGATTTTGGCATAGGAGGCCCCTGAGGAGCGCCTTCAGGCACTGGTGGGGCTGCTGGTGGCTGTGCGAACTTCTTAAGGATCTCAGCTTGGATTGCAGCATCACTCAGAGAGTTAGTTACCTTATCTGGGTCTAGGTCCATAGACTTAGCTATCTCACGAATGATATAGTCTGACTTTACGAATGGCTGCAGTGTAGGACTAGATGCTACACCTATGAACTGCATCAAACGCTGTGAGCGTACTTCGTTAGCCATTAGGCTTTCAGTACCAGAAGCTTTAACCTCTAAGTCACCCTTAATGGACTTATCAAAGTTGAACTGCATGTTGAAAGCAAAGAAGGCTCGTCCTAGAGGACCGATGAGGTAGTCATCTACATTCTTAACAACATTTCTAATAGATCCATTAGCTGCAGACATAAGCATACTAATACCAGAAGCAGTCCTTCCAACCCCTGAAACGCCAGTTTGCCCATGTGCAAAGCTAGGAAATCCTGTGCTTTCATCTGCTAGTACCCTTGCCTTGTCAAATAGTTGCATGTTCTCGCCTGCAACGTTGGGGAACTTAGTCCCGAAGATGCCTTGACCCGGAGCACCTCCCTGCCTGCGGAAAATCTTACCCGGATACACACTTAAGTCTTGGCCCGGAACTAAGTTTGTCTCATCAACTTCAATGATCAAGTTACCAGAAAGTGCAGCATTATCAATCGCTAAACGCATGAAACCATTCATTAAAGTCTGTGTGTCATCCATATTCTCAGCTATACCTACACCAAAGAATGAGTATGGGTTTAGCTCATAAGGTACTGCGTAGTAAGGTATACGTGTAGGCTTGAATGGGTTAAGCACAAGACGTAGTACTTTGCCATTACAGATCCAAGCATTTACGTTTACTTGCTCTGTATCCTTTAGCTCCTTAGGGATAGGAACACCGTTAGCTTCTAGTATCTCTGTATCAACGTAGCCCCAGAACTCTAGTACCTCATAACGCTCAGGAGATGCAGTGTTAGTAGCATCATCCTCCATGTCCTGCTCCCAGTACTTCTTGTCGTAAGACTCACCCATACGGATGGCGTCATCTATAGACTCTTCACGAAAGAAAGGACGGGACTTCAGGCCACGCATCTGTGAGCGTGTCATGCGGTGACGCTCAACTACATACTCAGCTTCATCCATGTTGTATGCATCTGGGTCAGGGTAGAAGTTCCATATAGATACATGGCTAGTAGATGGTACGGTTTTGATTAGAGGGTCATACTCACCTGTCTCTTCATTCCAGTTAGGATACTCTTTGTCTACGGCAAACGGCCCCTTCATAATACCTGTACCAAATAGAGACATTTCAAAAGATGTATGACGCAGTTGCTTGTTAGCGCCACTCTCTTCTAGTTGGTCATGTATCTTCTTCTCCATCTTCTTAGCTGCAATCATAGCTGGATGGAATGTAACAGTACTAGCAGTAGTACCCGGACCTTCCATAACTTTATCGCCTAAGGACTCCAAGCGGTCTTTAAGTGGGCCTAGGCGCTCCATGCGAGTAAACATAGTCTCACCCGGTTTTAGTTTCTCATTAGGATCAAACAAGAAAGATATGTTAGGCTCACCATCGAATGCTGCAGACAGAGCTTCCTGACCTGCTTCAGCGTTAGGGTCAATGTTAATATGTACGGAATCAGACACACCGTCAGGTAGGACTGTAGGATTTACAGTAAGCGGAAACTTGTTGTTACCAAATAGTACGTCATTGATCTGACCATAGGCTGCTAGTGTTTTAGTTTTAGTTACCTTAACAAAGACACGAGACTTCTCCGTTTCAGTGAATTGTACGTCTGAGCCATACAGGCCCCTGTAGTTACGGTAAGCACGTAGCCAGCGAAGCTCATCTGTTTGTCTTGCGTCTTCTGCACGTTTAAACCTAGAATAAATGTAGTCTACTACGCTGCCCGTATTAAGTTCGTCACCGTCTTGAATAACAGATACTTCTTCTGTCTCAAATAGTTCTGTCTGTCCGTTTTCGTTTTTTGCCATGCTTAATATCCAAACGTTGAATCAGCAGCTTGAAAACCGCTTCGTTGTGTTGAAGGATCAAAATCCCATAAAGAACTTCTTGGTCTAGTCATTATACCATATCTTATTGCATCATACAAGTGGTCTTCTGCGTGTGTGTCCACATCCTCAAAGTTTCTTTTGTCTAGAGGCAAGCTAGGTAGCTGTGCCACAGTGTTGGTGCAAGTAGAGAAGAAAACGAGTCTTGGTTCCTCAGTAAACTCATCTACTTGCAAACGGCGGTGAAGCTCATTTTTACCTGCAACCCGTGAGCCTCTTGATCTATCAGATGGACGCCAACGGCAACCCTTCTGATTCATCTGCTCAGCCAAGGACGGGCCGCTGTCTCCTCGCTTATGCCACAGGGAGCTATCTAACACACCGTATCTTATTGCACCATCATTACGTTCAGCCTCTAGTATTAAATCAGCTAGATCTGTAGCAGTAACCTTAGAACAATATAACTCTCTGTATACAATAAGCTGCTCACTAGGTGACACAGCAAACCAGACAACGCCTGTATAACTTCCATAACCGTAGTCGCAGGCCCTAAACTTTGTCCACCCTGAAGGTATATCGTAGGGGTCTACAACGTGTATTTGTCTATTAAACTCAGGAAAAGCTGCTCCTTCGTTTACGTCCCAGTTACCTTCTAACAACTGCTTGCGTTGGTGTTCAGGTAGTGATAAAAGCATCGCCTCGTAGTCACCACTCTCAGAGAGGTACGGGTTGTCGAAGAGACTAGCGGGTATAAATTTACGCTTAAACAGGGGCGTTCCAGCTTTGCTATGCCCTGAGGGGTATCTTAATGTCTCGCTAGTCTCAATGTCCGTTGCCCAGAATGCAGTGTTCGGTGCTGCAGGGTCAATGAACATTTTCTTTACCCAAGCGTGTCCACTTCCACCAGGGTTTGTCGTGGCTCTCATATAAAGCCCTAAGTCTTTGTTTGCAGTACGTAATCTTGAGCGCATATAATTCCAAGCGAAGGGTGTCTGCCATTGGGTAAGCTCATCGAAGGCTACATAGTTAAACGCCTGTCCTTGGTAGCGCATAACGTCTGTGTCTTTATCCAAGTAAGACATCCAGAGCCTACCGCCTTGAGGTGTAGTCCATTGAGACTTTCTCTCTGACCACTTAATACCCGGTATTGCTTTAGGGTATAACTCTTGGCTCTTCTGTATAAGCTCACGTAGTTCTTCTGTAGTGTGTCGTACCAGTAGCCCACTAAAGTCTTTGTTACCTAAGTTACGCAGAGGGTCAGCTAACGTAGCGTAACTCTTGCCACCACCAGCTGCTCCACCATACAGTACCTCACGTTCATTAGCTGCTAGGTAGCTTGTCTGTGGGCCGGGATTAGGTTGAAAGACTACTTCTTGTGCGAACTGTACGTCATAAGGCTCAGGTGATGCTGTTGCATATACCCTATGCTTAAACTTTGTCTCTTCCTTCTTCGTAGGTGTAGTAACCAATTCTTTCTTTTTCGAGAGCTTCGTATTGGTGTATCGTTTCTTCGAGCCAGATGGCAAGCTTACGCTTAATTGCAGCAAGTGATTTACGTCTTCGCTCGACATCTATACGTTTCTTAAGTCCATCATGAGTTATGCGTCTGCCTGATTGTGTAGTTAGCCAAGCAGATACTTCCCTGTAACTATACTGCTTTAGATGCTTCTTTGCAAGCTCTAATAATTCTAATTGCCTAGAAATAGGACTTAGCCAAGCATCATCTGTAGGGTCTATCTCGTAGCCAAATGGCACAGACCTTTTAGATAACCTTGGTACTCGCTCCCAGTTCTTTATATTGCTAGGCTTTGGTAACATCCAATAGCCTAACTCAGTCTTTTCAAAGTTAGTCTTACGCCTCATCGCCAGTACTAGACTCCTTTGGTGGCAAGATAAACAAGCCGCCACTAGACTCTACTGCAACCTTCTCAGTTTTAACTAGACCAGAACGATCCAGTACTTGCCCTGCTGCAATCATACGTTCCTTAACGCCTAGCTGCGTAGGATCATCCAAAGCCGACCCGTAAGCAATAGCAGCTTTTGGACCCAATCTTGACATGTAGCTTTTAGTAGCTTCAAATATTTCATCTTTAAGAGCCTCTGTAATAGATCGTGTAGGTGTACCATCACTATAGCCAGCTAGACGCTTAGCCATAACAACATCGCCAGCAGCCTCTTCAAAGAGTGCCTCTAGAAACTTTTGTTGGTTCTCTGTTAGCTGCTTAGCCATTTACTTATTGCCTTTAACTATTGGTTAGTATGTGTAGTTATAACATGTTAGTAATAAAAATGCAACTAACTTTTAACACTCACACTTAGTGCATGGACATTCACGATTAAGAACTGCACACAAAATACGCTTAAGATATTTTCTCATGTTTTTTTCCTATACGGTTTTACTTTAGCTGCAACCTTCTTAGGTTGAGCTACGTTCTGTTTACCAGCAGCAGTGCCTTTACGTTTTGCCTTAGTTGTAGCAGCATACTCAGCAGAGCTAAGAGACTTGATAGCCTTCTTTGGCAGGTATCTTTCACCAGTAGCTTTGGACCCTTGTGTGGAAGGCTTACCACTCTTAGTAGTCCAATCTTGTTTCGTCCAAGACTTAAGACTTTTTTGAGACTTTTTTAGTGCCATCAGCTTTAGCCTTTGCTGTTTTACTTAAATCTTTATAATGAGATAACTTCACACTTGTTTTGCTGTGAGCTTTACCTGTATGCAAAGAACCGTCAGGCATCTTGTGAGTAGCACCTTTATGTTCAGTACCATCCTTCTTATAATGCTTTACGCCTTTCACGATGTGTATCCTCCACCTTTAGCTTTATATTGTTTAGCAACCATCTGGGCTTTCCTAGCCGACCACTGTCCAGAGTTTCCACCTTTGCTGCCAGCCTTAACGGATGCCACAAGAGACTTACGCATAGTAGGCTTAGTATAGTTACCAGCCGCATTAACGCCAGACTTTTTCTTGGTTGTAGAACCTGTCCCTGATTTCGCCACGTGTGATTCCTATATCTTTGAGCATTTGATCTGACATGTTATTTAGTTGCCAGTATTCTACTCTACGCATTTGACTACGTTGCATTGCCTTAAATAAATTTTTAAACATGGTATAACTCCTTTTATGTTACTAAGGATAGTTATACCATGTTTTATCTTACAGGACTACATACAAGATTGCAACCCCGTTATGCAGTTACTTCTTTTTAGCTGCCGG